AGTATAATGGTATTATGACAGCCTTCCAAGATTATGACGAGGGTTCGATTCCCTTACCCCGCTCCAGAATGTTTGACATATATCTAATAATGATATATAATAGTGAAATGAATTTGCGAGTATGATGGAATAGGTAGACATAGCAGACTTAAAATCTGCCGCCTTGTGCGTTCCGGTTCAAGTCCGGATACTCGTACCATAATATAGTGTATTCTTGTCTATATGTAGGGGATATAGCCTACCCTCATATGATTATATAGATTATGAAGTGCTACATTGGTACTATCTTATTTGACAAGATAATACGAACGAAGGTGTACCACAAGGTTACGGTGCCTTAGACAAGCACTGGGAGTATACTATATTATGGTAAATGCCTTCATAGCACAATTGGTTAGTGCAAACGACTCATAATCGTTAGGTTACTGGTTCGAGTCCAGTTGAAGGCACCAAGTATTTAGGAGAGTGGGCTGGATGGTAAGGCATCGGATTGCTAATCCGACGCTCCGAAAGGGGCGAGTGGGTTCGACTCCCACACTCTCCGCCAAGAAGATAAACATTTTTAACAAGGAAATAAAATGAAACCAGGTAAAACTTTCAAGCTATCTAAACGTAATAAAACAATGACCGCATTGTTTAAATTCACCGATAAGGATCAACGTAGCGCATTTAAGAATATGATGATTCAAGCACAACTTGCAGGTGATGTTAAGGTAGTTAGAGATAAATCTGATCGTAAGTAATTTAGTGTGGGGATGGCAGAGCGGCCCAATGCGACAGTCTGCAAAACTGTAAAACCGCGAGTTCAAATCTCGCTCCCCACTCCAAGTAAAGGTTGACAACAAACCTTAAATGTTGTATAATAGATTTTTTAAACGAAAGAGGTAATGATATGAAACGTGCTAAACGATAGTGTCATTCTTAAACCCCATGTATTGGTTTAGGGATGGCACATTAAAGAAAATTTAATACTGCTTATCCCTCATAAACATTAAGGTGATGTAACCGGCTCTTAACCGGTAAAACACGGATCGTTACCGTGATGTGGGACCAATATATGGGGTCATAATTCAAAGGCTAGAATAGTCGGCTTTTAACCGATCTATCCCGGTTCGAGTCCGGGTGGCCCTACCATATAAAAACATATTGTCTGCGTAAACCGTGGATCCGTAGTAGATAGTGTGTTTCTATATGGTAATAAATAAAGAATAACGGAAGATTGGCAGAGTGGCCGATTGCATCAGTCTTGAAAACTGAAGGCTCGAAAGGGTCCGTGAGTTCGAATCTCACATCTTCCTCCAAGTTAAGGATCGGTTCAGCAAATTTATACATTTGACTTTTAATCAAAACCGTAAAAAACGATCCTGTTATATCTAGTGTAAATAGATGATGGAAACTATCATTTTAATTGCGCTAAAAGAAGAAGCACCCAATCTATCAAAACATTCTAATGTGTTTTATACAGGTGTAGGTAAAGTCAACGCAGCTAGCACAACTGCTATGCTTATTGAACGACATAAGCCTAAACGAATTATAAACTTTGGTACTGCTGGGGGAATCACTGTACATTCAGGGTTTCATCAAGTGTCCAAGTTTGTTCAAAGAGATATGGTTTGCTGTGAGTTGGGAAGTCAACTAGGACAAACACCATTTGAAGATGGAGTAGTGTTAGATTTGGGAACAGGAATCACTTGTAGTACAGGTGATAACTTTGTTACTGATCCTAGTCTACAAATACCCGCTGATGTAGTAGATATGGAAGCATATGCTATAGCAAAGGTCTGTAACAAGAATGATGTAGAATTCCTGTGTTATAAGTTCGTTAGCGATAGTGCTAATGATGAGGCACTAGATGATTGGAATTCACAAGTAAGTAAAGGTGAGACACACTATATAAGTAAGTGTGCAGAGTTAAATATCTCCTTAGTGTAATGGCAGCATACCGGTCTCCAAAACCGTTAGTCTAGGTTCGAGTCCTAGAGGGGATGCCAAAGATAAATATCGTATGATAAAAACAAATGTAGTATTATTTAACTCAATTACAACGCTGTCACAAATCCACAAAACAACTCGTACCTGGGGTGTGCATCGAATTGCAACTGAAATTAGAAAAGAAGGGTTTACGTGTAGAGTAATCAATTTTATTAATAGTTTTTCTTTTGAAGAAATAAATTTGATATTGGATACAGTTATCAGTGAAGATACTAAAATTGTAGGGTTCAGTTCAAATTTTTGGGCATGGTATGATGACGCTGATTTAGATAATACCTTTGAAAAAATTAATTACATAATTGATTATGTACGCAACAAGTTCCCAAATATTAAAATAATTGCAGGCGGAACCAGTTCAACCTTTTATATTTCTACAAAATTAAAAAAAGTAAATGCAATTTTTCAAGGATTCGCAGAGAATTCTTTGATTAAATATTTAAAAGCTATTGCAAATAATAAATCTTTACCTCTACCATCTTCTTATTCATCAGAGAATGAAAATGCACATAGTAATATACCAATGTATAGTGATTTGAGTACAGATGTATTTGATTTTAATGAAAGCCAAACTATCTTCTTACCAGAAGATATTGTAGATTATTATGATTTTCCTACTATTGAAATTGGTAGAGGTTGTATTTTTAAGTGTTCTTTCTGTGCTTTTTTATTAAATGGAAAAAAGAAATTAGATTATATTAAGTATACAGATACATTGCGTGAAGAATTTGTAAGAAATTATAATGATTACGGTATAAAACATTACATGATAAGTGATGATACCTTTAATGATTCTACCGAAAAACTAATAGCATTACATTCTATCTTAACATCATTGCCATTCAAAGTTAAATTTGTTGCATATATTAGACTAGATTTACTATATGCTCATCAGGAACAAATTCCTTTATTAAAAGAAATGGGATTGATTGGTGCATTAATGGGGATAGAAACTTTTCACAAGAAAGCCGGTAGTCTTGTTGGTAAAGCAATGGATAGCGACAAAACTAAAAAATTTTTAGATGATTTAAAAAGAATACATTGGGGCAATGAAATTAAAATTTCAGCAGTTTTTATCACTGGTATACCTCATGAAACTATAGAATCATATGAAGAAACTATCAAATGGATAACCGATGAAAATAACTTAATTGATAATATTTCTGCCGAAGCATTAAATATACCCAATCCAGCTACAATACCACCTGGCGCCTGGACTAGTGAATTTACAAAAAATTCAGAAAAGTATGGATTTTATTGGACTGAAGTGAGTGCAAGAGTTGATGCTGAGTGGCACAACAGTATAGGGCCAATACATACTAGGAAACATGCTGACGAGATTGCAAACAAAATAGTAGATGCTTCTTTTTCTCTTGGGAAAAAGAATAATGTTCACATGTTATTAAAACTTTGGTCACTAGCACAACTGACAGAAGAAAAAATTTCAATGGATGATTTATTAAAAATGAACATACAAGAATATAATGAGTATACAAACAAAATAATTCATTTTTCTGGCTTAGAGAAAAAATATTTACAAGCATACAAAGACAAACTGTTTACTAGTTTGTCAATAACAAATTAAATGCCCTGGTGGCGAAATTGGTAGACGCACCAGATTTAGGTTCTGGCGCCGAAAGGCGTGTCGGTTCGAGTCCGACCTAGGGCACCACAAGAAACTCGCCTTGACTGATGGCGTATAATGAGATAAGTAATCAGTCAATAAATTTCGGGGGATTGATGTAATGGTAGCCTGGGACCTTTGCAAGGTTTTCGCAACAGTTCGATTCTGTTATCCTCCACCAAATGCGTGATTAGTTCAGCGGAAGAATGCTACCCCGACACGGTAGAGGTCAAAAGTTCAAATCTTTTATCACGCACCAAAGATAAATACATCTATGAAGTATAGAGAATATTATAGACTGACCCGCCCTTCAGTGGACATACCATTTCATCCACCTGAAAGCATGTTTTATCAAAATGAAGAACTTGCACTTTGGCCCACTGATGTGTATACACAGGACCCTTCTATCCCGCCCTCACCGGTGCATAAGTATTATTTAGAAAATTATCATAATGATTGTCTTCCGGTTGAGGCTTCAGGTTATTTAAGTGAAGATGGATTAACAGTAACATATACTGTAATTTATAAATCAGAAGAAATTATGAACAAACTACTTAACGACCCGTGGTTTTCAGCCCGTCAATCAGTTCAGCGGGAGCATAATAACAAATATAACATCATCGGTAGTGATGAATACATACCAATAGAGGATTAACAAAATGCCAATTAGAGAAATTTTAAAACACGTTAGACCAAATACAAATATACCATTTTACCCACCGGAGAGTATGTTTTATTTTGACACTGATATAAGTAGTTCTAACCTTCATGCTTACTTTGTAAGTACTTATAAAGACAGTGGTATACTCAATATAGGTAATGTCCCTACTATTAGTGAAGATGGATTTACTATCACATATGAAATTATATGTCCTTCAGAGGAGGTTTTACAAACCGTCCTTGATGACAATATTCTTCGTAGTAATTGGGAAATTAATAATGCATATTTTCACCAAAATAACATTTTAGAAATTAGTGATAGAATCGTAGAAGAATAATTCTATTCTGCAATTCAAACAATAAATAATTACGCGGGGAGGGTAGTCACCACACCGGTCTCATAAGCCAGGTGCATCGGCAGTGCGAATCTGTCCCCCGCATCCAATAACTAATGTAAATATGAACCCATTAGATTTTAAAACCCAGCAAGTAGCAAACTCTATATTAGATTTATTGGAGTTAGCCTACACGCAAGATAAAAAAATCACATGGAGAACAATATTTACATTTTTACAATATCCTCCCGAATCATGGGAAGATGATGAAGATATTGATGATGTAATTGAAATTAAATCAGAAAGTGATTTAGTTTTATTAAAAGCAATGGTTAGCAGTAAATTTGCAACCAAACATTAAATGATTGAATACATAACTACATTTCTTGCCCTGTTCTTTACTGATGTGTTTTACACATATTATCTAAGAGCAATTCAAAATGATGAGGCATTAAAATCAAGTGTATGGGCAGTAGTAGTTTTTTTCATTGCAAGCATTGCAGTAATCAACTATACTACTGATCATATGCTGCTTATTCCAGCTTGTCTTGGTGCATTTTGCGGCACGTTTGTTGGAATGAAAATTAGAAAAAAATAATACTCAGTGTAGCACAGCCCGGTAGTGCGCTGCGTTTGGGACGCAGAGGTCCAAGGTTCGAATCCTTGTACTGAGACCAAGAACAGCGGATAAGTTACATTATCCAGTATGAGTCGCTAAGGTACCTAATCCTTAGGGCAAGTAATAGTACACGATAGCGATGTAACAGGTGAGCAGTGATCTGCTTCAAGGGGAAACCTCAAGAATGGCCTCCACCAATTATATAGTGACGCTGATAACAATACGACTTTCACCCCAAGTCTTGTTTCTGCCGTCAACACGATGTAACATCGTTCTTGGGAAATACAACCAATCTCCCGTGTATCTTTTATAAGGTACCCATACACCATCTATGCAAAATTCAATTGGAGGATGTTCTTCTAATTGATTTGGGTAATAGACAAATACAGAATGTTTAGCATCCGGGTGCATATGCGTATTTTGTAATGCACCCCTGTTGATAAGATGCATAAAGCTATACTTGATTTCAGAATCAGTAAATGTCCTGATTACATCTAATACAGGTTTAAATTCTTCCCAAGTATGTGGGTTGTAGAACGAGTCGTATTTTGTAGAAAGTTTTTCTATGACACCTTTAGACTTGCGATCACCGTCGTATGGTAATGCGTCCCATGCACGAATGCAACGTTGTTTTAATGATTCGTTGTCAAAATCAATGTGACCAGAATGTATCATGCAGTATTTATTAACTTGTTAATTTTAGTGTAATAAATAAATGTATGGATTTTCTTTCTTTTTCACATGGACAAATTACTAGTAAAATTTGGCTATGTGAAGAATTGGAAAAATATTGCAAACTAAACGACAATCTTTATATTTTGGGCGGATGGCACAATGTGTTGGGGTTTATGTTTTCAGTACGCAAACCTAATTTTTTTAAAAAGATTCACAATATAGATATCAACAGTGAGGTTATCGAAATCGCAGATAAAATTTGTAATACTTGGATTAATGTACTATATGATACTAATAGTCATGTTATTAATACATGTGCTGATTCCAATGAATATGATTTGCAGATTAATACTGAAACAGATATAGTAATTAACTGTAGTGTAGAGCATTTTATGTCTAATGATTGGTTTAATAAATTACCATCGAATACTTTAGTGTGCATTCAGTCATCAGATATAAAAGACAAAGAGGTAATTGAATCACTAGAAACGTGGCAACAAAATCAACCTAATAGTGATTTAGCAACATTTTTAAATAGATTCCCTGTTAAAGAATATATATATGTGGGTACTAAAACTTTTGAATACCCAAATTACGGATATAATAGATTTATGATGATAGGCAGAAAATAATATGAGTAAAGGTAGTAGCCCAAGACCATATAGTGTAAGTCAAGAAGAATTTGCAAATAGCTTTGATAAGATATTTCGGAAGCCCTCAAGAAAAGATATTGAGGATGCCCGTAATGAGCAAGAAGCATTTGACTACATAACAAAAACATTGTATAATGCACAAGAAGGAGATAAAGAATGCAAGTAAGAGCAAAACATATTTTAGTTCAATCATTGAACGAAGCGGTTACATTAAAAGAAAAAATTGCAATGGGTGAAGATTTTTCAGCATTAGCAAAGATTCACAGCAAGTGTCCAAGTGGACAGAATGGTGGAGATTTAGGAAGTTTTCAGCGTGGACAAATGGTAAAGCCTTTTGAAGATGTTGCGTTTGGTAGTGATGTTGGTCAAGTAAGTGGCCCGGTACAAACACAATTCGGTTATCATTTGATTCAACGTACAGGATAAGATAGTATGCATCGTTAGTTCAGCGGTAGAACTCCATCCTTACACGGTGGCTGTCGGCGGTTCGATCCCGTCACGATGTACCAAGTTAGTAAGCGGGTATGATGTAATGGTAGCTTGTGACCTTGCCAAGGTTAGCGTGAGAGTTCGATTCTCTCTACCCGCTCCAAAGATAAATTATGGCTCATCAACAACAATTTGACTTTATTCAAAAATTGAAAACAAAATTCCCTACACAATTCTTTAATAAAAAAGTATTGGAAGTAGGTAGTCTTAATATCAATGGATCAATAAGAATATTCTTTACCGAATGTGATTATTTGGGTATTGATGTTGGTTCAGGTAATGATGTTGATTTAGTATGTGAAGGTCAAAAATTAGATCATCCAAACGAAACATATGATACAGTAGGTAGTTGTGAATGCTTTGAACATAACCCATATTGGGTAGAGACATTTAACAACATGTATAGAATGACTAAACCAAATGGTTTGGTGTTTATGTCTTGTGCTACTACTGGTAGAGCCGAACATGGTACTACTCGTACTAGTCCACAAGATAGCCCGTTAACTACAGGAAAAGGATGGGAATATTACAAAAACTTAACTGAACAAGATTTTAGAAAAAACTTTGACATGGACAGTATGTTTAGCGAATATGAATTTGTAGTGGGTGCGCCGCATCCCGATTTATATTTTTATGGCATTAAAAAGGAAATAGTATGACTGAAAGCAGAGCAAGATACACTAGCCAAGAGGCTGTAGAGATGATTGGTAATCGATTTGAAATGGTTCTAATCGCTTGTGCTAGGGTTAGGGAACTTAAGCGCGGGCACAAGTCTAAACTAGACAAACCCACTACTGCAGGACCAACGGTCATTGCATTGATGGAAATTGAAAAGGGGCTAGTTGGTCGTGAATATCTTAAACAGGTTCGATGATTAATGTAGTAATTCCATTAGCAGGAGAAGGAAGCAGGTTTAAGGAAGTATACAAACTTCCTAAACCATTGATACCTGTTAATAAAGTGCCCATGGTTACTAGAGCAATTGAAAGCCTAGGAATCATGGGCCAGTACCATTTTGTAGTTAAAAATAATGAATACTTATCTGATACAGTCAACGCTATTTCAACTGTTTGCAATAATCCTAACATCATTACAATAAAGGAGACTACCAAAGGCGCAGCATGTTCTGCATTGTTACTTAAAGAATATATTAATAATGATGATGAGTTGATTATCGCTAATTGTGATCAAATAATGAATTGGGATAGTTATGCGGCATTGTCTTATATGCGTAATTATGACGGTGCAGTGGTAGTGTTTGACAGCCTTGATATAAAACATAGTTACGTAAGACTAGAAAATGGTTTTGCCAAACAATTTGCTGAAAAAAATGTAATCAGCAATATAGCATTAACCGGTATACATTATTGGAAACACGGTAAGTATTTTGTTGATAGCGCCACTAAACTAATAGAATCAAACAATACTACTAACAATGAATTCTATGTTTCATCTACCTATAACTACTTGGTTGATGAGTTAAATATCGGAACATATAAAGTATCTAATAGTGAATTTCATCCTATAGGTACACCATACGATTTAGAAAAATATATATATGATACATGGAAAATTATCTGAAATGCATCGTGGATGGTTCATAGGAGACTTTGACCCTAGCTTACACAAAACATCTGACTTTGAGGTAGGAGTACTTACTCACCTTAAAGGTGAGAAATGGGATGCTCATTATCATAAACTAGGAACAGAATTTAATGTACTAGTTAAAGGTAGTATGAATGTTTGTAATACTGAATTAGTAGCAGGTGATACATTTGTTATAGAACCATATGAAGTTGCCGATCCTACTTTTTATGAAGATTGCACTATTGTATGCGTTAAAATTCCAAGCAACACTAAAGATAAGTATAAGATATGAAAACAGCATATTTGTTTGACGTTGACGGAGTACTGTGCGATACCGGTTGCGTGATTAATCCCGAGTTCCAGCAATTTTTCTTAAATTGGGTAAAAGACAAAGACTATTATTTAATAACCGGCGGTGAAAGACAATCTACACTTGCTCAAGTAGGATTAGATATTGTTCAACAAGCAAAGATTGGATTTCACTGCATGGGCAATCAAATAGTTGTTGAGGATAGAGAATATAAAATTAATCAGTTTCAACTAACCGAACCAGAATATTGGTGGTTAGAAAACTATGCAATAGAAAGTCCATACCCTATTAAAACAGGTAATAATATAGAACACCGTGCTGGAAGTATCAACTATTCTGTTTTGGGCAAAAATGCTACAGTAGAACAGAAAAAAGAATATTTTGAATGGGACTCTATAAATAAAGAACGTATGTTGTTAGCAGAACAAATACCTAAATTATTTCCAAGACTTGAAGCCTTTATAGGCGGAAATGCTAGTATTGATATTTGTTTGCGCGGAGCAAACAAAGGTCTATGCATTGATATGCTAAAAACTGAGTACAATCAAATAATATTTTTTGGAGATAAATGTTTTCCTTATGGAATAGATTATCCAATAAAAGAAATGTCAAAATATGATCCCAATGAAATAAAAGTATTTGATATCAAGTTAGGGTATAAAGAAACTTGGGAAAAATTAAAAACATTATGAAATACATTGCACATAGAGGGTTAGTCAATGGACCTGATAGTAACTTAGAAAATCTTCCCGGGCAGATATTATTAAGTTTGCAAGCAGGATATGATTGTGAAATTGATGTTAGGTACATTAATGGTAAATGGATGTTAGGTCATGATAACCCAGACTTTGAGGTACCGTTTGAGTTTTTAGAACAGACCGGACTTTGGATACATGCCAAGAACCTTGAAGCATTGTATATATTAAGTAAAACAAATTTAGTTTACTTTTGGCATCAAGAAGATGATTTCACACTAACCAGCAATAATTATATTTGGACTTATCCTGGTAAAGAATTAACTGATAACAGTGTTATGGTTGTACCAGAAGTAATAGATTCTACGTTAGAGGTTACACGCAATGTCGTTTGTCATGGAATATGTAGTGATTACATTAATAAAATAAAAGGAATACGATGCGAGTAGTAGGATGCGGAGATAGCTGGTGTTGGGCGTCAGAATTAGTTGATCCAATTGAGGAACCAGTTCCAATAATGAATCTACCAGATGGTGGATTTGAACGACATAATAAACCTGTTAATACAGCATATAGGTTAAAGCATCGTTACTTAAACATATTTGCAGACAAGATAGGTGCAACTGAAATAGTTGACTTAAGCAGACCCAGCCGTAGTAATGATGCAATCATTAGAGAATTAATTGATTGGTTAGTTAATGAAGGTTATACTTCGGGGCGTGACACTAGCGACTTGTTTATCACAATAGGATGGACTAGTCCCGAACGTAGAGAATTTTACTATAAAGAAAAATGGGGAGTTGATAATTGGTTAGAGTTTGGTCCATGGAGTATGGACCAAAAGCACCGCAATCCTGATATTGACAAATTCATGCGATTGTACTTTGACAATTTTTGGAATGAAGGTGAGTTCTTACATCGATGGATACTTCAAATTTGGCAAACAGAAATGATGTTAAAGAAATACAACATCAAATATGTTATGCATCAAGCATTTTATCATCATCATACCAAAATGATTCAATTATGGAATGATATAGAATATAAAGAAAAATTTACTGTAATCACTCAAGCAGATAAATTATTGTGGGAAAGTATTGATCCTATAAGATTTATGCATAAGAATGATCCTGAAATAGGAACAATGCATAATTACATACAATCAAAAGATAAAGATGTTTTTATAGTTTTTCATCCCAATGAAAAGGGTCATGCTTTTTGGGCTGATTATATGTACGACTACTGTGTAAAGAATAAATTATTATGATGAAACATATTGCAGTGGTATTGAGAGGGCATTTTAGAACCTTTGAATATACTCACAAAGTTGTATTTGACTTCTACGATTCTATTGCGGAGAATGTAGATTACTATGTAACAACTTGGGGCACGGAAAAAGACCCTATAAATAAGTTTAGAAAATTATTCAATGACTTTGATAAAACTCCTATAAAAATATTAGAAGTGCCCATAGTCTCTGAATTTTACACATCATGGATAGGCCCCGGCTGGTTGACCTATAATATTATCCCTTATAAAAAATTACGTGAACGTGATGTTAAGTATGATGCAGTATTTGATACTAGACCTGATGTAATATATCAATTAAAAAATAAAGATTTCTATATTCCACCAGAGCCAATGACATTATATACTACTCGTCACATGATAACTGATCGGATAGGAGATAACATAACAAGAGTGGGTGTTGAAGATTGGCTGTTTATGTCAACCAGTGAAGTGTACGATTTAATGAGTTATAGATTTATTCAAGCAAATAAAATTGGAACTCATAATACAATATTAAAAATTGCAAATGAACAAGGAATTAATACAGTCGCTATGCCTTGGTTAGATTGTAATATTGTAAGACCAAATGCATTTGAAGAAATTCCAGATCCATTCAAATACTTTAGTAAAAGAGTGATAACCGGACACATATTAAAACATATGTGGATGAATATGTCCACTGAGAACAAAATTAGCTTACTGTATAAACATAATATCCTTCAAGAGGATTATAATACAATAAGCATATCAGCTAAATTATAGCTGTTTACCCAAAACGTGTTTACAACAAAGCCATTTTGTTATATAATACACGTATTGAAAGATTAAAGGATCGGTTCAGCAATTTAACAATTACTGGCTGATGGTCAGAGATAACTTCACAGACTATCAAGGTGAGTTTGGATTTCTCACTTGAAACAAAAAGTACAAAACGATCCTGTTTTTTATATTAGGGTGCTTCCAGCAAATTTAAAAACTTTACTTGAAATGAAGCAAAACAGCACCCTGTTGCATAATACACACAGAAAGGAGAAACTATGCAATTCGCAGAAGCAATACTAAACCAAGAGGCTCGTACCACAAATGGTATGAAGGCTCGTGAATCAACCAGCAATGCATGTGTTGATTTGTTCTACAACATCGGTGCAAGCCGTGGTAAGAACATCATCCCTCAATTTACCGCTGCGTATGTTGAGAACCCAGACCTAGCATTGCGTATCGCCCAATGGGCACGTGATGTTCGTGGTGGTGCCGGTGAACGTGAATTGTTCCGTCAAGTCATGTTGCACTTGGAAAAGACTAACCCAGCTGATGCTGCTCGTCTTATCACTAAGGTGCCAGAACTTGGTCGTTTTGACGATTTGCTAGTTTTCCAAACTAAGGATATGAAGGCTAAGGCCTACACTTTGCTTGGTAACTACTTGCGTCAAAGCAACGGTCTTGCTGCTAAGTGGACTCCCCGTAAGGGCGTGATCGCGGCTGAAATTCGTGACTTTTACGGTATGAGCCCAAAGCAATATCGTAAGACACTAGTTGGTATGACTACCGTTGTTGAAACACAAATGTGTTCTAATGACTGGGATAACATCAACTACAGTCACGTTCCATCTGTAGCGCATAGTCGTTACAAGAAGGCTTTCGGTCGTCATGGTACAACTTATGCTGAGTACATCACTAAGTTGGTTAAGGGTGAGGCAGGTGTGAAGATCAATGCTAACGCAATCTTCCCACACGATGTGTTGAAGGGTCGTATCACTGGATACGGTTCAGCATTAAGTTGGTCTAAGACCGAGTTGGATGCTATTGAAGCACAATGGAATGCATTGCCTAACTATGTTGGTGACTCAAGCGTGTTGCCTCTAGTTGACGTAAGTGGCTCTATGACCTGCATTGCAGGGAAGAAGGGTTCTACTACTTGCCTAGAAATCGCAGTTAGCTTGGGATTGTATTTTGCTGATAAGAACAAGGGTAAGTTCAAGGACTGCTTTTTGACTTTCAGCGACAAGCCAAAGTTGTTGAACCTTAAGGGTTCAATCAATCAAAAGATTGACCAAATGGTCAGTTCTGATTGGGGAATGAGTACAAACCTACATGGTGCGTTCAATCAAATCCTTGACACTGCTGTTAAGAACAAGGTATCACAAGCAGAAATGCCTGAAACTTTGATGATTTTCAGCGACATGCAATTTAACGTCTGCGTTAAGTATGATGATAGTGCAATGGAAATGATCGCACGTAAGTATGCCGAAGCAGGTTACAATTTGCCTAAGGTAGTTTTCTGGAACTTGAATGCTAGCGGAAACGCTCCAGTTGAGTTTGACAAGGGTGGTACCGCTCTTGTGTCAGGATTCAGCCCAGCAATCGCTGCTAGCGTATTGGGTGCAGACCCAGACGCATTTAGCCCAGAAGCTATCATGCTTAAGGCTGTGATGAACAGTCGCTACGATTTGGCGTAACAGTCAATGAATCAAAGCAATGCCCGGTTGTCCGGGCATTGCCATATGTTGACAATAAATAGAGATTGTGATATACTATGTCTATGCGTAAATTAATTGAAAACGGAAAAGTAGCAGTACTATATAGCCCTGGCTTTGGTGCTGGATGGTACTCATGGAATCAAGACCATCCAGAGATATTGTTCGATCCTGCAATGGTAAAACTTGTAGAGAAGGGACAGTATGATGAATTGGCTACTTATGTAGAATTGAAGTACCCCGGCATATATACAGGTAGATTGAATAATTTACAAGTAGAATGGATAGAAGAAGGTAAAAAATTTCGTGTAGTAGAATACGACGGTGATGAAAGCATACAAGTAGAAGATGACATAGATTGGATGATAGCATAGTGTATAAAGTAATAACAAAAGAAGGGTTTCCCCTTGCTACCTGTTTGTCGTTAAACAGTGCAATGGAAACAGCAAAGGCGTACGGACAGTTTGTAACTATTCGTGGCCCAGACGGAATGGAATTTGTAGGACGATTTGGTGTTGATAGTGTAATTGATGGAAAGACTCCTGATGGAGTAGCATACACTTGGAACAAGGCAAGCAGAATCGGCCGAGTAAAGAAGGAGAAATAATATGCCAGCAGTATTTTTAGTTAGTGACACACACTTTGGTCATGCCGGAGTGTGTAGGTTCACAGAAGCAGATGGAGTAACAAAGATTCGGCCGTGGACTGATCCAGCGGAGATGGATGAGGAAATGGTTAAGCGATGGAACGATACTGTACGTCCAAACGATAAAGTATATCACTTAGGTGATGTAGTTATCAATCGTAAAGCATTACCGACGATGGCTCGCTTAAACGGAGATAAGGTTTTAATTCGCGGTAATCACGATATCTTCCCTGATGATGAATATCGTAAGTACTTTAGAGAATTAAGAGCATATCATGTTATGAACGGAATGATCTTAAGTCATATCCCTATTCATCCTGAATCATTAGGACGATTTGGTGTTAACATTCACGGTCACTTGCATTCAGGTAGAGTAATGAAATCTGGAAGCGCAGTGGGTGAGGTTGTTACTAAAGTAATTGATCCACGATATCATTGTGTATGTGTTGAGCAAACTGATTTTAGACCTATCTTATTTGAAGATGTTATCAAACGAATCACAGAAGAAGGCGGTGCAGTTGGTATGAAAGACCGAAGCGAAGTATACGGGAACGGCTCAGCAATGTGATAAATAGTTTAAAGGATCATCTATGACAGTTAACCGAACAAGTTTGCAAGCATCCGAAATTCAGCATCATTATGACCGAATTCGTGCCGATAATCGTCACAATGAAATTCTAACGCAAGATAGACATATCAAAGAACGATTAAAGGACAACGAAGAAAAAAGAATAGAGGCTAATCGCAGAATGAATCGTCCGGGACAAAACATAGATAGGATGGCATAAAATAGGATCTTCGGATCCTATTTTTACCTGTAGACTTTTATGCTATAAATATCATTATGACAAACATGACCAAGTACACCAATTTCACCTGTAAATACATAGACCTTGATCCTAGATTGATTGAGTACATACAGGAAATTGTATTGGATAACATACCTAATAAAGTAGAATTTTACCAAGCATTGAAGAATGTTGAAATTCCTGATATATTGGGTCAGCAAGTAGAAGAAGTAGCATTAGTAAAAATTCCTCCTAGCATCAGCCCTGAATTAGCACATACAGATATATTGTGTCCTTATGGTGAGTTTTTGGCATTGAACATCCCGTTAGAAAACTGCGAAAGTAGTCAGACAGTGTTTTGGATTACAAATGAAGATCGCACCAGAGACAAATTAAAAAGCAAACATGGATATGGCTGGGTGTACACAAAAGATTGTACCGCAATAGATGAATTTTATCTTACCAAACCAGTATTATTTAATCATCAAGTATTGCATAATGTGTTTAACTGGAGTGACAAACCTCGGTATGCCATAAGCATTAGATTCTTTAAAGACCCTTGGCATTGGATTTAATTACATTTTTATAATATACGTATAAATAACAATATCATGTTTCAATTTATCACAGACCTTTCACACACATTATTAAGTTTTATAAAAGATGACCCTGTTCGCCCTGAAATTCCTAAAGATTTTAGAGTTAGCGATGGCAGAGTAGTTGCAGCATTAACAGATGAAGAACACAATCCAGAAGCAATGGTTTGTGTTAGCTTCCATGACTTTGTTCCGGAAGATGTTGAAGGATTGAGCAAAACCTCAACAGTACCTACTACCGCAATATTCTATACTATCTGGAGTTATAAGAGTGGTAAAGGTAGAGATTTGCTGTATCAAGCAGTAAAAGGAATTCAAACACAATATCCTAGCGTTACTAGATTTGTGACACTAAGCCCTAAGACAAACATGGCCCGTCGTTTCCATCTAAAGAACGGGGCTATTGTTTTGCGTGAGAATATAGATACTACCAATTATGAGTATCTGACAGAATCCCCCAAGGAAAACCCCGAAAATAACACTTGACAATAAATGGGTTTGGGTGTATACTACGGGTATGCTGAGAGAACACCTAAAATCTCGTCACTTAGACTTAGAACTTCACAGGCCCGTGCTTGATGAAGTTGAGGGTGTTGCTACATTCTATTTATGGAATCTAAGCGGCCAACTAGTCGGGTATCAGCAATATCGTCCCTTGGGCGAGAAAAAGCCACAGAATAATCCCAAGCAGGGCAAGTATTTCACATACCGAAATCAGCCCACGCAGACTGTCTGGGGCGTAGAAAGTCTACATTTAAGCCCCGGAGTTGTGTTTGTGTGTGAGGGTGTGTTTGATGCGGCCCGGTTGACTGAGCGTGGATTTAGTGCGTTGGCCGTGCTATCTAACAACCCCAATCAAGACTTGGGAAACTGGTTAACCTGTCTTAACCGAAAAGTTGTCGCAGTTTGTGATAATGACGATGCAGGCCGCAAGTTGGCCAAGTTTGGTGACTGTTGCGTTTTTACAACAGATAAGGACCTCGGGGATAGCAGCCCGGAATTCGTCTCGGCCTTACTAGAAACCCACGGTTGACATTAAATGGGTTAGGGTATATAATACACTTATGAACTCAGAAAACGTCCGCAAGCGCAGAACAGATCGTAATCAGGTCCTGTACTACATTCAAGATGTAGTTACACAGGAAACTTATATCGGTCTTACTGCGTTGTCATTCAAGGGTAATGTGTTTCGCACACTACGCCGTCGTATGCAAAAGCATATGCAACGGGCCTTGACTGAGCGTAAGAATTGGGGTTTGAGTTGTGCATTGCGTGAACGTGGTGCCGAGCGTTTTGTATTCGGTGTTATTGAAGTTGTTCGTGGCAAGCGTCCTGCACATGAGCGTGAGACAGAATTGATTAACACATTGCAACCAGCATTGAACACTTTTGGAGTAAAGTAATGAACGAACGAATTAACCAACTTGCCGAACAGGCTGGCATCTTTAGACCTAAAGAGTCCTATCAGCACATTGATGCCCTCCAGTTGGAAAAGTTCGCCGAGTTGATTGTCAAGGAATGTTTGATGATTGTTTATGAGCGACAGGTTCTAGCGCCAACTGATGATGACGGGTATTTCAAGGTTGCGTTAGATATGGTATCAAAAGATATTGAACAACATTTCGGAGTTGAAGAATGAACACACCAATCGTACCTGATAATGTAATCAAGATGTGGGCTGATCCTCGCTTTGAAATTCTAGCAGAGGTTGATAAATTATTGACAGGTAGCAAGACATGGGCGGGTATGGAATACACCTATCATCCTATACATCCTGACAAGTATAAACCAGTTGCAGTAAAGGTTCGTCAAGCATTAGATGAACTCAAAAAAGAATATGGAGTTGAAGAATGAGTAACGAAATCACTACGGAAATGCTTGACCAAAAGATTGCCTGGTGTGAGCAAAACTTATTTTGGGGTAAAGGTTCTGCCATATGCCGTATGCAAGATTTCTATTATGAAAAGACTAGGTCTAGTGTAAAAGAAGATTGGCCTGAAAGTTTTAATGGACTTGATCTTGCCAAAGTATTGAATGTGGAACGTGTGAGTTATAGAGTTTACTATAGCAAAGATAACCTTACCTTGCGATTGTTTATATTTCGTCCTCGCTGCACTCAAGCCGAAGAAAAAATAATGTTAGGTTTAGGATTTGTACATGCTCAAGACGGTGATACAGAAAATATCCCTGATCAGTTGGTAGAGGTTGAACTATGAACAATCGAATTAAACAACTTGCTGAACAGGCTGGAATTTATAAATTAAATTTGTCTGATGAAACAGAATACTGGATTAT